CCTGCTTGGAAAATACTTTCGGTACTCCGGCCACGAGAAGGACCAGGTATTTCCGTTTGCTCACTTCGGATAGCTCACCCGCCAAACGGATGGCGCGTCGTATTCTGTAATTCAGAATCATGTCTTTAATAAACTGTATCATTACCACATATTTTTAGGAGACCGGCGTGTGCCGATACTCGGTTTAAACTCCTGCATTCGCGTATGCTTTTGTAATACATAGATAGCCCCTTCGTCCGCATCCGGGCCGTCATCATGTGTCCGGCTCCCTTTTTCGATGGAAAGGGTCTGTTCAATGCCTGCCAGCATATCCGGGTCGTTCTGCAAGTCCTCGTTGTAAAAGACGAAGCCCCGTTCCCACAGCGGGGAAACCGCCTCGATACGCTGGAATTTGTCCGGTTTCTTGCGTTTGTCAGCCTGTATGGGAAGCTGGTAACCTCTGAGTTTCCCTTCGGTGGCGAACTCATCCAGCAGGATGTCCTGCAAGAAGTTCGCCTCAATGAAATACCGGCAGATGACACTCTCGGGCAGCCGTTCGTGCAGGTCATAGAACCAGCGGACCATTTCCGAAACAGAGCATTGCCGGACGAAGGCGTAGAGGTGGTGCAGTTCCGTCCCGACCTTTCCCCATACCTTGATAGCCTTATAGTCGTTTTGTGTCGAGCCTTTGAACGAGGGGTCACAATAGGCCACTATTTCGTCGTACTTGTCGAGCGGCAATATCTTTTTCCACCGGATCCAGTCTTTTCTAAACACGGAACCCTCCTTGATGGGGTTGTTCATGTATTCCTTTTCAAAGGCACGGTAACCCATGAACTCCCGCTTTTCCTGAATACGTTCCGGTGTCCAGTATTCCGGCCAAGCGGATTTGCCGTTTTTGTCCAGAACATTCACCTGGCTTACCTCCACGCCTTTCGATGCCGCAATGTTTGCCAATACGCTGCATTTGCTGATCAGGTTACCGACCATGATGAAACGGCCGCCCTCGGCGCCGAATGCCCCGAAAAGAGCCTCTTTGACCCATTCCGTAATCTTCCGGACACGGCTGTCATTCTCGCACAGCTCGTCGTCGTCGAGGTCATCGATGACGATGTAGTCCGGACGGCGGTTCCGGTAACGAAGACCACGCGGCGACTGGCCACGGCCACGGGCAAAGAAGGCCACGCCATCGGAGGTGACAAACTCGCCGTCCTGCCAGTTACCGGCATTGTATTTTGTTCCGAAGTCGTGCGTATAGCGTTTGTTGTATTGCAGCTCGGCCTGGATATCGCCAAGCAAAGTTTTGGCTGAGTCTTCTGATTTGCCGACCAAAACCATGACGTTTATCTCCCGCCGCTTCTGCGCCATGAGCCACATGGGTATCATCACGTCCATGTGTGTGGATTTGGCTTGCCCGCGTGCCCATTTGAATACAGCCTTTAGCGAGCGTTTCCGGAGAATTTTCCTTGCCGCTTCGATATGGTGTTTTGCCGATGGGATAGCCTTGCCTGTCTCGCTGTCTGTACAGTAGTGCGGAAAGTAATATTCCACGAAATAGGCATAATCCTTTCGGGCACGGCAGATGCGTTCCTGCTGGGAGGCTTTCGTCTCTGCCGTGTTGACGGTGGAGAAGTTCTGGATTGTCTCACAAAGTTGTTTCCAACGTTTCAGAGCCTCTTTTTGGTTTAATTGTGTCGCCATATACATTATATATTATAACCCCGGATTTTCTGCCGAAACCTGTTCGGCGATGAAGGTGTCCTGGTAACGGTTGGTCATTTTAAGGAAATCGACCGTCAGTTCCTTGTCAAACTGGGTGCGTGCCACCAGCCAGTTGTTGTACGAGGTGAGCACTTCGATAATGGTCGTCGCGTTAGTGCGTTTGTCTATCTTTTCGATACTGGCTGCCAGTTTAGCCATTTCGTCAGCGGTCATTTCCCCGCTTTCCAGCCGTTCGTCGGCCTTCTTCATGATTTTGGCCACCAGCTCCTTCCGGGTAATGGATTTGGCGGTCCGCAATGCGTCCCAACCGCCCTCGCTGACCCATTTGTTTACGCTGACGCGCGAAACGCCCACCTTCTCGGCTACCAGCTTCTGCGTGTCCCCATTCAGGTAATAAAGCCTGGCCAGCTCTTTTGTCTTTTCCAGTTCTTTTTTTGATAATGCCATGATAAAATGGTTTGTTTTTCAGCAAAAATGTAAAGAAAGACAGCAGGCGGCAACAAACCGCGCAAGGCTTGGGAAGAAGTGTTCAAAGGTTGGGGAAAAGCTCCCAAAGGTTGGGGAGATTTTTTCAAGCCCCTCACCAATGGTGTATGTTTGCGCATATCAACGAACAGACGAATGGCAAAAAGAATAGTGATANNNTTTCCCAGTATGAGAAAAACCCCGTACTGCTCTGGATGCATTGGCGTGGCGTTATCATCGGCTGCATCAAGGATGTGAAGAAAGAGGAAGGGCGGGTGACGGGAGAACCCTGGTTTGACGAAGTACGTGAGGAAAGCCGGCAGGCAAAGGCGCAGTGGGAAAAGGGCACATTGCGTATGGCTTCTGCCAATGTGGACGTGCTGGAATACAGCGACGCTCCGGAGCTTGTAAAGCCCGGACAATACCGTGCGACCGTCACCCGCAGCAGGCTGACCGAAGTCAGTATGGTGGATATCGGCGGCAATGACAATGCACTGCCGCTTATATTGAATGTTGACGGAAAAGAATTGAAACTGGCAGCCGGTGAGGAGTCCGAAAACCTCCCGCTGCTTAATAATAACACTCAAAAATCAGACGAACAGATGGATTTTAAAGCAATTGCCCTGAAACTGGGCTTGCCGGAAACGGCAACGGAAAAAGAAATCCTTTCCACGATTGAGGTACTGTTGGGCTATAAGGCAGCCAACGAGCAACTGCGAAAGGAAAAGGAAGAAATGCAGCTGGCCGGTATTACCTCCGCCGTTGAAGCTGCCATTACCGAACGCCGCATCACGGCCGAGAAGAAAGACCATTTTGTCGCCCTCGGCAAAAAGATCGGGTTGGAAAGCCTGAAGCTGACTTTCGAGGCCATGAACCCCGCACAGAAACCGACGGACATCATCCATCCGGCAGGCGGAAGTTCCGCTACATCGGAGTACAAAAAACTGTCGGACGTACCGACCGATAAGATGATGGAACTTAGAGCAAATGACAAAGAAACCTATATGAAGCTGTATAAGGCTGAATATGGCGTGGACTGTCCTAATTATTAATCACAAAAAACGAAAGAACGAATGAAAACAAAATTCGGATTGAAAGCGATGACCGCCCTGCTGTTCAATGCGGTGATGGGCATCATGTTGGCCGCCTTTATGGGCGTGTCGGCTACGGCAGGGGCCGCAACCGCCGTAGGCGTATCATTGGCGGCAGGAAAGTTCATGCCTTCCGGCTCACTCTGTGAGGGAGTATTGACGGAAGTGTGGACCGGTGAACTTATCAAGACTCTTCGCGCCGGAGACGTTGCAACCTTCCTTGATGGGCTGCCCGATTACTCGCAGTATGCGGAGAATGATGTAATCCACATGATTGATGTCGGTGGTGACCCGGACGTGTTGGTCAACAATAAGACTTACCCTCTGACAATACAGGAAATCACCGACAACGATGCGGTGTTCTCACTGGACAAATTCCAGACCAAGCCGACTCCGGTAACGGATGATGAACTGTACGCTTCTTCCTACGACAAGATGGCAAGCCTAAAGGAACGTCATGCCGATGCCATCAAGGAAAAGAAGTATGCCAAGGCCATCCATGCGTTGGCACCTGACTCCAATGCGGAAAAGACTCCGGTACTTAAAACCACGGGGGAAGTTGTCGGCGGCGGCACAACGGGCAGACGTCGCCTCCAGATGTCGGATATTATCGCCCTGAAAGATAAATTTGACAAAATGAAAGTTCCTGTACAGGGCCGTCGCCTGGTATTATGCTCGGATCACGTGAATGACCTGCTGCTGACCGACCAGAAGTTCAAGGACCA